GGGAATCAACACAGAGAGAAGAACAAAGATCAGAAGCTTGTATCAAAGCAATCGGTGGAGGAGAGCAAACAGGTAGAATTGTCGGTGGTAGCGTTGGTGCTGCTGTTGCTACTACTGGTCTTGCCTCTATTCCTTTTGTTGGTTGGGTACTCGCTGGTGCTGCTACGATGATAGGAATGGATCAAGGTGCAGAGATAGGTGGTAATATGGCTGAAGACCTTAATAAGGAATGCTAATAAGGATATCTAAATAGTATACTAACAATTTTATAATGACTGCTCCAACTTTAACAGACTTAATTTATATTAAGAGAAATTTGTTAAGTCCAGAGCACTGTAAATGCATCATTAATGAATTTGAGACAAGCTCACAAAAACCTGATCAGGAACATTGTGGGCATGCCTTTAATAATTTGGATGTATACTCTACCTTTAGAGTCAAGGAGTCTGAGGTAGGTACTGATAGTTTTAATATAATACATCAAACTATTGAGAATATAATTAATGAGTATCATGATTACCTTGATACTTTTAATGCCTTTCATGTTGCTAGGAGAGGTAGTATGTTACACCCTCATAAGTATCGTCTTATGAAATATGAGAAGGGTGCTTGGATACATCCTCATATAGATCATGATGTTACCATATATGGTAGTTGTACTATCAATTTAAATGATGAGTATGAAGGTGGTGACTTTGCGTTCTGGGGTGGCAAGCATAAATTGAAATTAGGATTGGGTGATGTGATGATCTGGCCAGCAGATTTCTTTTGGGTACATGAGGTAGAAGAAATAACAGATGGTACTAGGTACTCTGCAAATACTTTTTTATGTTCTACACCAAAAACATTGCCTGAAACTGTAAGATATAATGTGAGAGGTGTATGAAAACGATTGCTATTGTTGGTGGTGGTACTGCTGGATGGCTTACTGCTCATCAATTTCTTAGAAAAATAAGTCCAGAAATAAAAATAGTTGTAGTGTCTTCCTCACAAGTTCCTGTTATAGGAGTGGGTGAAGGAACTACAGGTCTTTTTACTGAGTTGATCCATGAACTGTTTGATGAGAAAGAATTTTTAAAAGAAACAGAATCTACTTATAAGATAGGTATTCGACATAGTGATTGGGATCAAGTAGGAAAATCTTTTTGGTCACCATTAGGTGATGAGTACTCTGGTGAGTCTTCTTTTCCTTCACCAGACTATGATGATGTTAGGGTGTGGCATATTGCTAATGGATTAGAGTATGATAAGTCATTCCAATCTCGTTTAATGGCAGAGAATAGACTTCATATTTCAAATGGTGAAAGTATATACACTAAGTTACATGAGGAATATGATGGATATAGTATACCTGTTGCATATCATTTAGATAGTCATAAGGTTGGGGAGTATTTAAAAAGGAAAGCATTAGAGAAATCTAATTGTTCTCATGTTGAAGGTAAAGTAGTATCTCTCGCTCAAGATAAAGATGGTTCTATACATCACCTTGTCTTAGATGATGATAGAGAAGTTGAATCTGATTTTTATATAGATTGTTCTGGGTTCTCTAGAATATTGATTAATAATATTACAGATAATAATTTTGTATCATATGATAATGATCTTTTAGTAGATAGTGCTTTAGTTTTTACTAGAGATTCTCGTGAGCTTTGGTATGAAGATCCAAAGACTGACATCAAAAACTATACTCATGCCCATGCATTAAAGAATGGATGGATGTGGGAGATACCTACTCAAACTAGGATGGGATGTGGATATACTTTTAGTAGTAAGTTTACTGATAAGGATAAGGCATATGATGAGTTAGGTGATGTGGAGATAAAAAAACATATTACATTTAACTCTGGAAGAATAGAAAAGCATTGGTTTAAGAATGTATTATCAACAGGTCTTGCTAGTGGATTCGTTGAACCATTGGAAGCTATTTCTATTCATGCTACCATCTTACAGAATCAAGAGTTCTTAGATAATTATTTTAAACCTAGTTTAGATCTAACTTGTGATGCTATTCAAGAACAGTATAATGAAGATGTGAATTATATGTGGGATAATTTTAGAGACTTTCTTGTGTTCCATTACATTTCACATAGAAGAGATACTGATTTCTGGATTGAATCTTCTAGTCCAGAAAGATGGAGTCCTAGATTAACTAGACTAATGAAAATATGGGGATGTAGAATGCCAAGGGTTACCGATTTTAAAATTGGTAAGAGTAATGATTTTCATGCTATGGGTAATCCGTTATGGTATAACATTGCTATTGGTATGAACATATTAGATCCATTACTTGCTTTACAAGAGTTGAATGACTATGGCATATATGATGCAACAGAAACTCATTGTAAAAATACATTTGATGCCATAGAGAAAGCACTACCATCTATGGTTAAAACAAATGATTATTATGTGCATATATAATGTACAACAAAAGAGACCCAAGAGGTCTCTTTTTATATGGAGACTTAAATGAATGTCTATTTAAATTTGAAACCAAATAATCATGGTGGTGAATCAGATCTCTTGACACTTGATGTACCTTCGGGTTATACTGAAGAACTATTACGCTATGTCAGACCTATTGCCGAAGAAAAAAATGTTCCTGAGTCACGTATACTCAAGGATATAATCAAAGAATCTATTAACGAAATACAAAGGAGAAACTATGAGCGTAAGAGTCGTAAGAACCAGAAGCGGTGATGACGTTATCTGTGATTTGTTTGAGGTTACTACTAAAGACGATACTGAAAAACCAGTTGCTTTTCAACTAGTTAATCCTTATTATCTTTATTTGGTTGATCCCAATCCTGATATTGAAATTGAAGGTGGTGGAGAAATAAACAAAATTTCTAAACCAGAAATAAAATTTGAACCTTTTGTTCCTTTCTGTAAGGAGGATAGGGTTATGGTTAAATTAGATGAAGTAATCACTGCATATGAAACGCATGATGAAGTCATCAACAAGTACAATCAATTAGTGGAGGCTACTCGTGGAAGAGGAGATGATTCAACAGCAGTTGAAAGTGATACTGCTGAAACAGAGATCGGAATATCTGTTAGGGAAGGTAACTGAACTCGATGAAGAACCTTCTATCCTTGTAGAAGGATGTTATGAGATAGTGTCTGATGAGGAGATTAAACCATTTCCTTCATTTACATCTCAACGTGATGTCTTCTTGACTTCTGATACAATTATGAGTATACTAGATCCAAGTCCAACTTTGGTCAAGTTATACAACAAGCAATGAGTCAGTTCTACACCAACGTACAACTAGCTGGTGACACTATCCTCTATAGGGGATACCAAGATGGAACTCCAGTTCAGTTTCGTGGTAAATTTTCTCCTACATTATATGTTCCTTCTAAAAAGAATGAGAAGTATAAGACACTTGATGGTAGATCAGTTGCTCCTATAGAGTTTACTACTGCTAGAGATGCTAGAGAATTTATTAAAACGTATGATGGTGTAGAAGGATTTGAAGTGCATGGGTATGAGCGTTTTGTATATCAGTATATAAGGCGTGAGTTTCCAGGTGAGATTGATTATAATATCAATCAGATGAAGATCTTTGCATTGGATATTGAGGTTCAATGTGAGAATGGATTCCCTGATGTAGAAGCAGCAGCAGAAGAGATGCTTTCGATTACTATTAAAGATATGGTATCGAAAGAATTTTTTGTATGGGCTGTTAGAGAGTTTGAAGTACCTGATGGTGTCAAAGCATTTATCTATGACACTGAAAGGGAAATGCTTACCCACTTTATTGAATGGTGGGTGCAGAACACACCAGATATTCTTACAGGATGGAACGTAAATTTATATGATGTGCCATATATTGCTCGTCGTGTAAATAGGACGTTGGGTGAGAAATGGATGAAGTCATTGTCACCGTGGAATAGAGCAAACGAAAGAGAAGTATATGTACAAGGACGTAAAAATTATGCTTATGATGTGTCTGGGATTAACATTCTTGACTATCTCGACCTTTATCGTAAGTTTACTTATAGTAACCAAGAGTCATATCGTCTAGATCATATTGCGTTTGTCGAACTAGGTCAGCGTAAGGTTGATCATAGTGAGTATGATAACTTTAAAGACTTCTATACATCTGATTGGCAGAAGTTTATTGAATACAACATCCAAGACGTTGAGTTGATTGACAGATTGGAAGACAAGATGAAGTTATTAGAACTAGCTATAACAATGGCTTATGATGCCAAGGCAAACTTTGAGGATGTATATTCTCAGGTTCGCATGTGGGATACTATTATTTACAACTATCTTAGTGATCTTGAGATTGTTGTTCCCCCTCGAAAGGGATCTAAAAAAGACGAAAAATACGCAGGTGCTTATGTCAAGGAACCGATTCCAGGAAAGTATGATTGGGTGGTCTCTTTTGACCTTAATAGCCTGTATCCTCATCTTATTATGCAATACAACATCTCACCAGAAACCCTCTGGGAGACTCGACATCCCAGCTCGAGCGTTGAACGGATTCTAAATCAAGAAATTGATTTTAGTGATTGTAAATTTGCTGTGTGTGCTAACGGTGCTCAGTATCGTAAGGATGTACATGGCTTTCTACCAAAAATAATGCAGAAGATCTATGACGAACGTACGATTTATAAGAAGGCCATGCTCCAAGCAAAGAGGGATTATGAAAAAAGTCCCTCTGTTAAGTTACAAAAAGATATTAGTAAATTCAATAACATCCAAATGGCTAGAAAAATACAGCTCAATTCAGCTTATGGAGCCATTGGAAATCAGTACTTTAGATATTACAACTTGGCAAACGCTGAGGCGATTACTCTTAGTGGGCAGGTTAGCATCCGTTGGATTGAAGGGAAGATGAATCAGTACCTTAACACGGTACTTAAAACTGAAGGAGAAGATTATGTTATTGCTAGTGATACTGATAGTATCTACCTCAACCTTGGTCCTTTGGTTGAGAATGTATACAAGGGGAGAGAGAAAGTTAATGAGAGCGTTGTTAGGTTCATTGACAAGGTGTGTGAAACTAAACTTGAGCCTTATATTGAAAGTTCTTATGAAGAACTGGCCGAGTACGTTGGAGCATACGAACAGAAGATGATCATGAAGAGGGAGAACATAGCCGACAAAGGTATATGGACTGCCAAGAAGAGATATATTCTTAACGTATGGGATTCAGAAGGTGTTAGGTATACTAAACCTAAACTTAAAGTTATGGGTATTGAGTGTGTTAAATCCTCCACACCTGGTGCTTGTAGAGATAAGATTAAGGAGTGTCTAACTGTTATTATGAATGAAGATGAAGAAGCAGCACAGAATTTTATTAAAACTTTTAGAGATAATTTTTCCGAGTTACCTGTTGAGGATATATCATTCCCTAGAGGATGTAATGGAATAAATAAGTGGGCGAATCCATCCAGTATATACAGTAAAGGCACACCCATACATGTGCGTGGTGCTCTATTGTTTAATTACTATAATAAGAAGAACAAATTAACACATAAGTATCCGTTAATACAGGATGGCGAAAAGATTAAATTTGTTTATCTCAAGACTCCGAATAAAATTGGTGAGAATGTAGTCTCTTTTCTGAGTACATTCCCAACAGAGTTTGGGCTTGACAAACATGTAGACTATGACTTACAATTCAGCAAGAGTTTTCTTGACCCAATTAAAGTTATTATGGATACAATCGGATGGAAGTCAGAAAAAATTGCAAACTTGGAGTTCCTATTCGGATGACCACATACATTGTTGAATATCAGAAAGCCTTCAGTGCTGGAGAAAATCCTAGTGAGAAGGAGTTCTTCGACAAAGACGAAGCCAAATGGTTTGAACGTGCTATGAAACGTTCCAATCACATTACAAAATTATTTAAGAAAAATTAATGAGTTTTTTACAAGATGTAGTAAAGGAGATAGGGAATGAGTACGCTTCTCTCGTTAGTGATGGTGTCGCTGCTGGTGACATTAGTAATTTTATCGATACAGGTTCGTACATCTTTAACGGACTTGTATCAGGAAGCATCTACGGAGGTATTCCAGGGAACAAGATCACAGCTATTGCAGGTGAGTCAAGTACTGGCAAAACATTTTTCTGTCTTGGTGTTGTACAGCATTTCCTCGAATCTAATCCTGATGCTGGCGTTATTTATTTTGAGTCTGAGAGTGCATTAAGTAAACAGCAGATAGAAGAGAGGGGTATAGATTCTTCTCGTATGATGATTGTTCCTGTCACTACAGTACAAGAATTTAGAACACAATCTATCAGAATATTAGACAAATATTTAGAACAACCTGTCGACAAGAGAAAACCCTTAATGTTTGTTTTAGATTCTCTTGGTATGTTATCTACAACTAAGGAAGTTGAGGATGCTGAAGCAGGTAAAGAGAC